CTGTGATATACAGGAAAATGACAGGATTGAGGATTATCGGAAAATATCTGTAAACAGCGTAAATACAGCATTTCAAGGAGTTTTAAGCAATGATAAGAGTGTTATTTGTCTGCCACGGCAATATACTGGCAACTCTCTAAAAAGTCTTGATTTATCGGGGAAAGGGAAGCTTCACAGTTCTGTTTTAGACCAAGTTTAGACCATTTGAAATGTGTAGAAAATAATGAAAAAACATGCAGATGGGGAGCCTTGTTGCAAATATACTCATATAGAAAATTACACAACGGAGATAATTTTTGAGAGGAAAAATCATCCGGTGATGTGTGGAAATGTATCCATACGTCACCGGATTTTTTACGTTTCGGGATTTGACTCCTGATCGCGTTTCATGGCTTCATCGATTGCTCTATTGATAAAGGCTGTGGCACTTTCACCCATCTTTTCTGCGTGGTCCTTAATGATGGCACGCTTCTCTGGGGTGACACGAACCTTAATTTCAACGAAACGGTCATTATATTTTTTGTTCGCTCTTCTGCGAGCTTCGGTTAAGCCCTTATAGGAACCATTTTTCTCTTCACTCATGACAGCCTCCAGGATGTGTATTGGCAGATATGCCTGTAAAGAGTATAGCACAGATTGATACATAAGACTATGTAAGATTTTCAAAAAATAACATTTGATTGGAAAAGGAGACAAGCTTATGAAAAATCAGAAGATTAGAAGCATGAAGGTTCATGAACAGAGTGGATATAACTACAAGGCAAAGACCAGAGAGGACGTGATGATGCGAAGGTTCAGGAAAAACGTAAAGCGGCAGAATCCTTGGTTAGAAGACTTATTGCTATAGAAGAGTATGTGGATCAAAAATGGGGATACTTGATTGCTTATGAAGATGATATTGCAAAATCAGATTCTTGGGATGATTTGAAAACGTTTGCTCAACCAGTATGTAATGATGTGTAATATTTTGCTAGGGATATAATAGCGTATATAGAGTGCAAGGCTTTAATATGATTATGTGAAATTTAATTTAAAAATGTTTTAGAGTGAGGAATAAACAAATGAAAGGTTCAGAATGTAGATTAATTGAATACATGGAAGGCTCGAAGAAGCGTTTTATTATTCCGGTTTATCAACGAAATTATGACTGGAAGACGGAAAATTGTAAACAGCTCTACGATGATCTCATTAAAGTAATAAAACATAATCGACGTAGTCATTTCTTTGGAAGCCTTGTGTCAGTATATAATCCAAGCGGACGTAACACCGAGTTTTTGGTAATTGATGGGCAGCAGCGATTAACAACAGTATCATTGTTGCTTTTAGCGATGTATAATCTGATTTCTGCCGGAGTGGTGATTACGCAGGACGATTCGCTTGGAAAGCAGATATATGAGGAGTTTCTTGTTGATAAATATCAACCGGAGGAAAAGCGTATCAAGTTAAAACCGGTAAAGAATGACCAGAAGGCGTTTGGTAAGCTGTTCGCTGAGGAAAAAGACCACATCAGGGAATCAAATCTTACAGCGAACTATAATTATTTTTACGACCGTATCCAGAAGCAGGAAATCACAATTGACGAGCTTTTTGATGCGATTTGTAGTCTTGAGATTATCAACATAACATTGAACAATGATGATAACCCACAGCTTATTTTTGAAAGCTTGAACTCTACTGGTCTTGATCTGAGCGAAGGTGATAAGATTAGAAACTTTATTCTCATGGGCCTACCTACAAGTCTGCAGGATAGCTATTATGAAAATTATTGGAACAGAATTGAAGAATGCACAAAATACGACGTAAGCTCTTATATCAGGGATTATCTTAGTGTTAAGCAACAGTCCATACCATCTCAGAAGCGTATATATGCTAATTTTAAAGAATATGTAGAGCTTGTAGGTGTTCAGACCGAAGACTTGTTGAAAGAGCTGCTTGCATATGCAAGACGCTACCAGATATTATTAAACGGTGGTACACATAGCAAAAAACTGGATGCTTGTATTTATAGATTGAACAGACTGGAAACTACGGTAACGAGACCGTTTTTTCTCGAGGTACTTCGTTTGCTGGATGAGGAAAAATTGGATATTGCACAGGTGGCAGATATTTTCCTTACAACAGAGAATTATCTGTTCCGCAGGACAATTTGCGACTTGCCTACGAATGCGTTGAATAAAATTTTCCTTATGCTGCATAGAGAAGTGGTGCGTTATGATGGTACTGAAAATGATTATGTTGCAAAGGTGAAATATGCATTGCTGGTAAAAAAGGAAAGAGCTCGTTTCCCAGATGACGATGAATTTGCAACTGCATTTACAGAGCGTCAGATTTATCTGATGAACAGTAAAAACAAAGTGTACATCTTGGAGCGTTTAGAAAACTCTGGCACAGCGGAAGATAAAGATGTGTATGGTCATTGTGATGATGGTGTATATTCCATTGAACATATCATGCCACAGCACCTCACTCCAACATGGATAAAGGAGCTGGGCGAGGATTATGAGCAGATACACGAGCAGTGGCTACATCGTATCGCAAACCTTACCCTTACAGCATATAATTCCAAGTACAGCAATAATTCCTTTGTTGAAAAGAAAACTATGCAGAATGGTTTTGATGATAGTGGTATTCGCATGAATACATACATAGCTAAGAAGGAAAATTGGACACTTAAGGAGCTGGAAGAGCGTAATGCACATTTAATGGATAGAGCATTGACGATATGGGCTCGTCCTACTACAGCATTCCATCCGGAAGAGAAGCAACTTGATTCTTGCACTTTAGAAGATGATGAAATGTTAAGCGGCAGACTGATTGCTCGTTTTAGTTATAAAAATACAGAACAGCCAGTCACAAGTTGGGTAGAAATGTACCAGAAGGTTCTGAAGATTTTGTATGCGGAGGATAAGACAATTATTACAAAGCTTGCTGTGTCCAGTGAAGATAATATCGCACTACATTTCAGTATGAATCCTACAGAGTTTACGAAGAACGTTGAAATTGGCGATGGCATTTTTGTATGGACAAATACAAATACGCAGAGCAAACTTTCTGTACTCAAAAGAATATTCAAGTTATATGGTGCTGAACCAAGTGATTTGGTGTTTTACTTACGTGATGAAAATGGGAATGCAGAAGATGAAGCAGGTACTCGTAATGAACTTCGTAGACGTTATTGGGCTTTTGCATTGGAATACATTCATGAGATGCACGGAGATGCTTCTTTTAGCAATGTTCATCCTTCAAAAGAAAACTGGATTAGTGGTTTCTTTGGTGTCAGTGGATTCAGTCTTAATTGCGTGGCTAAAAGATCTTTTGCGGATTTAATAGGTAAAGCAGATTATCAGTGTATTAGAACGCAAAATTATTTTACAAATAATGGTGGGAGTGTGACGTTCTATAATAATGACAAAACTGAAAAATTTGTGGTAGATAGCAAAAAAATACGACGTATTTACACGGTTTGTGTAACTGTGGATAACTTTAATGTATTTGAGGCTAAGATTGAGAAAACCAATTTTTTTAATAGCGCGAGTGGAACGATAGCAATCAGTATTGATGATCTTGACGTATATGAAGATTATTTTGACTCTGAGATATGTTTTTTGCATTTTCTAAAGCATAGAAAAGCGGCGACAAGAATAAGAAATCTTACATTAAATGATGAGCTTGATCATTTGGGACTGTACATATCACAAAATTCCTATGAAGAGTACGTGAATGATTTCAGAGACTGCAATTCGTTTATGGCTAATGGTTTCCGAGAAGAATTAGATGCATACTATGCAGGAGTCCATAATAGTCTTATTGCAAAAGATAAACCTACACAAGTAATTCCGCAATATTATAGAGAGATATTTGGTTATCTGGAAAAGAATGATATTGATGGACGAACAGAATTTGGAGAATTCATTTTAGATTTTGCTTATGATGAGCGAGAACGGTTGGATGAAAGTATAAGAGGTCGTATATTACGTGAAAAGCAATTAGGATACATGACACCGATGTGGGTCGAATTTGACTTATTCTCATATTGTTGTTTCGTGAATATTCCAGATATTGAATCGCTTTCAGAGCGACATAGAAAGAAATATGTCTATGCAAATATGATAGATCGTAAACAGAACTTGTGTTGGTATATTTTTGTGGACTTGGATAGAAATGGTCATGTTAATAGCATTATTGCCCGAAAAGTATTATCTTCGCAGTATGTTTCTGATGGATTTACGACAGATGAAATTCATGAGTATATTAGTGAAATGAAGAGTAGGAGAAAAGCACACGGTACAAACATGCCTTCTGTTCATAAAAGGAAAGTATATCCTAATGAACTTTGTCCATGCGGTAGTGGTATGAAGTACAAAAAATGTTGTGGAAAGAACAAATAGAGCATTTATGCGGCCTCTGGCACAAAACACCGGAGACCGCTATCTTTTTAATCTTTTTTGTAAAATGGCGTTTCATATCCATCGCCTCTAATCTGGATATCTGGCATCCAGTCTGGCGACCTACTCATGACATTGCAGATGGATTTGTAATCGACATCCTGACTACATTCGATAATGAGTTCATCATGGACATGACCGCAGATAAAGCAGTGGGAGAGGTTACGCATGGCAAAACAGAGAAGGTCCCTGGAGACTGCCTGCACGATGTTCTCTACGAATTTCGGACCGTAGCTTTCGATTCGTTCCCATTTCTTAGTGGAGCCGATACCTTCATAGGTTACGGATTCACCACCGAATCGATTTTCTCCGATACGAGGCTTGACGTAGCTAAGAGTTCTACCAGAAGGAAGTTTGATGAAGAGTATCCCACTTCGACAGAGGAATTTGATTCCGTTTACCTCTGTAGGAATCTTCATTTTGATAGTAGTCTTTACGGCATTATCTACATTCCACCAGAAGGCAGTAATATTTGGATTGGAGGCACGCCAGGAGTCAACCAGTGGCTGCAGTTCATCTTCCATTAATCCCATATCCAAGGCTCCCATGGAAATAAGGGCACCGATAGAACCACCATATCCTAAGGCGAGTTCAGCGATTTTACCCTTTTGTCTGAGGTGTGAGTTTACACCATGCTTTTCTACAGGTACGCCAAACATCTGGCTTGCAGAAGCACAGTAGATATCTTTACCTTCTGCAAATACTTTGGAACGCCAGGACTCACCGGCAAGGTGTGCCAGGACTCTGGCCTCGATGGCAGAGTAGTCAGATACTATAAATTTGTATCCCGGTCTTGCAATGAAGGCGGTACGAATCAGCTGGCTTAGTGTATCAGGAATATCATCATAAAGTAATTCGAGAGTTTCATAATCACCGATACGGACAAGCTCACGAGCTTCAGCCAGGTCATTCATATGATTTTGCGGTAGGTTCTGTAACTGAATCAATCGTCCGGCCCATCTTCCTGAACGGTTTGCGCCGTAGAACTGAAACATACCGTGAGCTCTACCATCTTTACATACTGCATTTTGCATAGCCTGGTATTTCTTTACGGAGGATTTTGCAAGCTGGAGTCTGAGTTTCAATGCGGTGGCTACGGTACCATCAGTATTTTTTATCATAGCAGCCACGTCTTTCTTACCAAGGGATTCTGCTTCAATACCATGATCAGAGAGCCATTGTTTCATCTGAACTACGGAGTTTGGATTATCGAGGTTCGTGATATTCTGCATGGATATCATAAGCTCTGACTTGGACTTTTCATCGAATGTGATAGCATTTTTTACTATGTCCATATCCAGCATGATTCCGCGGTCATTGATTTCCTGGTCGAGATGGTATTCTTCCCATACGAAGTCAGGAACCGGGAATTTAGATAATCTCTGTTTAATCGCCATTTCTACGTCAACATCACGTTTGTTATAGGTTTTGAAGGTTTCCCATTTATCAGGGGCATGCTCTGGAAGGTTTCTGGTTCTGCCGCCATTTACCTTAGTCGGCTTGCAAGGGCAGCAGAAGTATTTGATGAGATCTTTGCCTTCCTTCATTTTCTGATCTTGTAGTTTAAGGACTGCACCGACACCTTCAAGGGAGAGCGGTAAGCCCATATAGGCTGACCATATCATGGTACACTTCCATGAGGCTGGATCCAGATATTTGGAAGCAGGATCTTCCGGAATACTGTAGCCTTTGAAATGCGCAGGGTGATGTTTTCTAAGCCAGTTGGATAAACAGATTCTTTCAAAATTGGCATTGAAAGCCCACTTTGTAACTGTATCATCAGATAATGCTGCAAGGATATCATCGGGAATGGTATCGCCACAGGCAAGGTCAAATACCTGTACTTCACCACCATCAATAGATACGCCAAATAGTAGTATTTCAAAATTATCAGACTCAGCGTATTTATAGGCGCCACATTTGGAGATATCAACATCGCTGTAGGTCTCTAAATCAATTGACATTTCTTTTATCATAATCTCATTCCTTTACAAAAAGGGCAGCAGCACCGGGGAGTACTGCCGCCTTGATATTAGTTTCCTTTTGGGTTCTGTTCTTTTGGCTGGAACCATTTTGCCTTTGGGAAAAGCCAGTGAAGGAAACGTTTTGCAACACCCAGGAACCACTTCCAGATTGCAGCAAGTCCCATTAACCAGAAACCGGCTAAGAAGCCTAAAAGGGATCCGCGGATAATAGCATCTAATATTTCATTAATAGAATCCATAGTCATAATATTTTACCTACTTTCTAAGATTGTCACAGGCGGCAGCAGTATTACCACCGCCTGCTTGGTTGTCATTGTTACATTTGAATTAATCAAGGAAATCGTCATCTTCATCGGAAGCGAAATCATCTTCAGCTCTGGACTTGCCACCAAGAGGCTCACCGTCTCTAATCTTCTGGAGATTATTAAGCCCGCAGGCGATACCTTTGTTACCATTGCTGTTGAAAGCATAGAGATTGATGGAAGCTCTGCCGTAAACACCGGAATATACTTCGGACCTCTCAAGGATAGGCTGACGGTCTGCATCGACGATACCAGGTGCGGAAGCACTATTGGCATTGATGAAATATGCATTTGCATATGCCGGATCGTCAGGTCTCTCTAAATCACCATCACGAAGAGGTGTTTTAAGGATAGTGAGTGCAGGAACGGTTTTGCCATTTCCTTTAAGCTTGCTTTGACCTTCCTCATAAGCGGCTTCGATAGCTGCCTTAATCTTGTTAACAGTTACGGTGTCGGACTTTGGAATGATGAGGGAGACACTGTACTTCGGTGCGCCTCCGTTGATGCTCTTTGCATCCCATACATTCGCATAGCTCCAACGTGTATTTACTCCTGTGATTACCTTTGTAGGGTTCTGAATCTTTGCCATAATATTGGCCCTCCTTTATTTGTCTTGTGGTATAAGTCCACGGAATCATTTCGTGCTTTGCACTTTCATGATTCCTACGGAAATTCGCAATCCGCCTTATCAGGCTACTTGCTCATTTCCGTTGTTGTCTCTAATGCTTAAACAGATATGTCTGCGAGCAGCCAATCTGTTTTAAGCATTGAGACTGAACTTATACGCTAAAATCATCTATTGCTGTATATTCATTGCCGGTCTCTTATCGGATTCCGGTACCAATGCTGGTTTACCTGGTGGCTTATATACAAGCTCACCTAATAGCTCTTCAAATTTCTTCTTTCCGAGCAATGTGCTCATGGCAGTGATGCCAAGAAGCTTCTTCTCATACGGGTCGTAGCCCGCATCTTTTACTTTGAATGCCACAGCGGCTTCATCAGTAAATTTTCTGTTTGATCTTCCTTCTACGATTTTCCAACCATCGAAGTGAACACCGGACTGAGCCTGCTGTAAGGCATATTCTTTGATGTCATTTCCCCAGGAAATCATTTCATCCACCTTTGCTAAGATAGCGGCGATTTCTATGTCATCCAGGGTAGCTGGCATTTCAAAGTCATATTTTGCAAGCTCAAGATTGTATTCTGCACGCTTTCTGCAGGTGGCTTTTACCTTACAGAACTGACAGTGGTCACCGGCTTTGAATTCGCCTTCGCCTACATATGCAAGCTGTGCAGTAGGTGCCAGAATTTCATCAGCCCATTTCAGAAGCTCATCTTTGGAAATGGTGTAAGTACTGACGTTGTCACGTCTTGGTTGGAAGATGGTCATCTTAATCTGATTGATGTCATAGATATCACCGAAAGCTTCCAATGCACCTAAGGCGTAGCACATCATCTGGCTGTTTCCACCGTGTTCCTCATCGCCGGCGCTTACCAGAACACCGAGACCGTGCTTGTAATCGATAATCTGTAATACTTCATCTGCAACGATGACACAGTCACCGGTTCCAAAGCCGTTTTCAACCCAGCGGGAGAAGTCCAGTCTCTGCTCAATCATGACCTGTGGATCCTTACAGAATTCCTTGGCTGCTTCGATTTGTTCCAAAACATAATTCCTGTATTCCTCTGCGCAGTTTTGCATTTCAGCATCGTAGAATGTCAGGTTTTCTGTCGGATCAGTGACAGCTCTGCCAAGAGCTTTTTCTACAAGATAGGCGCACAGCTCATGACAATCGGTTCCCTGCTGTGCATATTCGGATGTTTGAACCGTAATATTGGCACAGAGCTTTGCACTTGGTGGGCAGGCTAACCATCTGTGGCTGGCAGAAGCGGAAAGGTATGCATGTTTAGGCATTTCCAATCACCTCTGCTTCCTTAAGAATGGCTGCATAGTCATCAGGATTTACCTGCTTTAACTGCTGAGCACCATATTTCTCAAGAAGCTCTTTGACTTCCTTCTTATATCCGGCGGCTGATTTGGAAGCGAGTACTGCACGAACATCTTCCTTGGTATAGGTAGGTTCCGGTGTTTCCTTTGCTTTAGCCGGTTCAGAAACCTTAGTAGCTTTCTTGGTTGACTTGGATTCTTTTTTTTCGGGTGCTTCTTCGGTAGAAGAGAAGATGTCTTTGATTGCGTTAGCAGCTTTGATCATTCCTTCGCCGCAGGCAATCATTTCATCAAGCACCTGCGATAATTCACTCATTTTGCTCATCTTGTTTTCCTCCATTTTCTGTATTCTGTTGTCTTAGATTGGCTGCCAGTCGCTTGGCTACAACGCTGATTGCGATGAGAGTATCAATGAGCTCTTCATCGATGGACGGTGTGGCCTGCTGGCTTTTATCAATCGTTTCTGTCTGCATCTGCAGCACCTCACTTTCCGAATGGCTTTCGTGCCTTTCTATCTTCCTAAGCGCATCTGGAAATTGTTTTTCCGGTCGGGAGCATATTTTTTTGAAAAAGTTTTGAAAAGAGCCAGGGCATTTTTCGCTTATATAAGGAAGCGATGCTGCTCTGGCTGTTGCTTTGTAAATATTTTTTTTAATTCGACCGGAAAAGTGTAGGTCAAACCCGCTTAGAAAGTTAGGAGGATTTTGTTCCTTACTTTTTTAGAAACGAGGTTTGAGATATGCAGGTAACGATTTTTACAGCAAACTGCATTGGTCAAGCCGCAAACTGTAGCTATCCCAATAAGGTGACAGTAGTCACGCCGGAGCAGCTTCGGGAGGCGGTGAAGGCAGATCATGTTTGCGCAGAGTACAAAGGAAACTATCGAGGTATTGGTAATTTCATTCGTTCAGATGTGATTGTCATGGATATTGATAATGACCATTCAGAGGAACCGACAGAATGGATTACGGCTGAGAAGTTGGGGGAAATATTCCCTGATATGGAATATATGCTTGCTTCCAGTAGACATCATCTGCTTCCAAAGGAGGGCAAGTCAGCCAGACCGAGATATCACATCTATTTTCCTATTTCAGAGATTACAGATGCAGAAATGTACGGGAATCTGAAGAAGGCGTTGCAGAAGGAGTATTCCTTCTTTGATGGAAATGCATTAGATGTAGCAAGATTTATCTTCGGTGCTGATTGTGAAGAAGTACTGGTACATGATGGCTGGATGACTATTGATGAAGAAATCGATGTAGGTCAGGCTGCTGAGGAAGAAGATTTCGATTCTGAGAATTCAGAGAGCGCATTTGGTGGGCAGATTCTGGAAGGTAGCAGAAACAATACCATGAGTCGTTTTGCCGGGCGTGTGCTGAAACGCTATGGAATTACTGAAAAGGCATATGAGGCATTTTTAGAACATGCAAAGAAGTGTGATCCGCCGCTGCCGGAGTCGGAGCTTAAGACTATCTGGAACAGTGCGGTGAAGTTCTTTCAGAAAAGTATTGTGAATCAGGAGGGGTATGTACCACCTGATGAATATAACGCTGATTTTGAAAGTGCTTCATTGAAGCCTGAAGACTATTCGGATATTGGACAGGCAAAGGTATTAGTTCGAGAGTATGGAAATGAACTCAAATATACGAGTGCTACAGATTTCTTAAGATTCGATGGCGAATGTTGGCGAGAGGATAAGCAGATGGCGATTGGTGCTGTTGAGGAATTTCTGGATCTGCAGCTTCAGGATGCTGTGGATGAGGTGGCAAGAGTTGAGAAGGCGTTAGAGGATGCAGGTGTGCCAAAGGAATCTATCCAGGCTGGTCCGAAGGAGCTTCTGAAAGAGGTGGATGGAAAGCTTATTCCTTTGGTTTATATGCTGATGGGAGCCCAGACTTATTTGAAATTCGTGCAGAAGAGACGTGATTACAAATATATTGTGTCTGCGGCAAATACGGCGAAGCCGATGATTGCTATTTCCGTGTCTGATTTGGATAAAAACGAGAATCTGATTAACACACCTTATGCAACCTATGACCTTCGAAAAAGGCTTGCAGGGGAACTGCCGCATAATCCTGAGGATCTGATTACAAAGATTACGGCCTGTTCACCTGGAGAAGAGGGAAAACAGATATGGCTAGATGCCTTGAATCTTTTCTTCTGCAAGGATCAGAAACTGATTGATTATGTGCAGGAAACTGTTGGTATGGCTGCAATCGGCAAGGTGTATCAGGAGCATATGATTATTGCTTACGGCGGTGGTGCCAATGGTAAGAGTACCTTCTGGAACACTATTTTCAGAGTGCTTGGAAATTATGCCGGAAAGCTTTCTGCTGAGGCATTGACTATGAATTGCAAGAGAAATGTGAAGCCGGAGATGGCGGAGCTTAAGGGAAAACGTCTCATCATTTCTTCGGAAATGGAGGAAGGTATGAGATTGAATACCGCTGTGGTGAAGCAGCTTTGCTCTACGGATGAGATTCAGGCAGAGAAGAAATATAAGGATCCGTTTTCCTTTGTACCGTCACATACATTGGTTCTCTATACAAACCATCTTCCAAAGGTAGGAGCCAATGATGATGGTATCTGGAGAAGGCTGGTGGTCATTCCCTTCAATGCAAAGATTACCGGTAAAAGTGACATCAAAAATTATGCGGATTATCTGTTTGAGCATGCAGGTCCTGCAATTATGAGCTGGATTATTGAAGGAGCGAAGAGAGCGATTGATAAGAATTTCCATACAACACTTCCGGATGTCGTAGAGGCTGCAATCCAGGCATATCGTGAGGACAATGACTGGCTGGGGCAGTTCCTGGAGGAATGCTGTGAGATGGATCCTTCCTATAATGAGAAATCGGGTGAATTGTATCAGGCTTACAGAGCACATTGCATGCAGAACGGTGAATATATCCGCAGTACGACGGATTTCTATTCTTCGATGGACAAGGCTGGCTATAACCGTATTCGTAAGAATACCGGAGTGCAGGTCGTGGGATTGAAGCTTAAGGAAGGACAGGATTTTTTGGAGTAAGAAAAAGCCATTTTGTGTAGGTCGTTAACCTCAGTACATAAAAGTCCCTTTAGGAAGAATTTGAATAAATATCTGCTTAAGAGAGTTTTACGGAACGAGGTACTCGACCTGCACACCTGTTAAGAATGATGGAGGCGTGCGATGCGTGAAAAATATATTGAACAGAAATTAGTGAGAGAAGTTAAAAAGCGTGGTGGCTTGTGTGAGAAGTGGAATTCCGGCTCATCGGGCTGGCCCGACCGACTTGTTTTATTACCTGATGGGAAATTTGGGTTGGTGGAAGTGAAGGCGCCGGGAAAGAAGCCAAGAGTTTTACAGGAGCACAGGCATGACCAGCTAAGGTCTCTTGGATATAAAGTATTCGTTCTGGATGATGCAGGACAGATTGGAGGGATTCTTGATGGAATACAAACCGCATGATTATCAGCAGTTTGCAATCAATTATATATTAGAACACCCGATAGCAGCCGTGATACTTGGGATGGGACTTGGTAAGACCAGTATTACGTTGACAGCCATCAAGCAGCTTATTTATGACAGCTTTGAGGTAAGTAAGGTCTTGGTGGTAGCACCACTTAGAGTTGCGAGAAATACCTGGAGTGATGAAATCCATAAGTGGAATCATCTGAAACACCTGAGATATTCCATTGTTCTTGGTTCAGCAGCAGAGCGGAAAAAGGCTTTGGAGGCGGATGCAGATATTTACATTATTAACCGTGAAAATCTGCAGTGGTTGATTGAACAAAGTGGAGTGAATTTTTTCTGGGATATGGTAGTTCTGGATGAGCTATCCAGCTTTAAGAATTGGAACAGTAAGCGCTTTAAGGCATTTATGAAGGTTCGGCCAAATGTGAAAAGGGTAATTGGGCTCACTGGTACACCTTCCAGCAATGGACTGATGGATCTGTTTGCAGAATTCAAATGTCTGGATATGGGAGAAAGACTTGGAAGATTTATCAGCCAGTATCGTGTGAATTATTTTGTACCAGACAGGATGAATGGTCCGATTGTTTATTCTTATAAGCTAAGAAATGGAGCTGAGGAACAGATTTATGAGAAGATTTCCGATATCACGATTTCTATGAAAGCCTTGGATCATTTACAGATGCCGGAGCTTATCAGTAATGAATATCCGGTTTATATGAATGATGAGGAAGCGAAGTTTTATGCGGACATGGAAGAGGATTTATTTGTTCCTTTGAAAAATGGAGAGATTACAGCAGCAAATGCAGCAGCTCTTTCCGGGAAGCTTCTTCAGATGGCAAATGGTGCTGTGTATTCCGATGATGGCGATGAGATTGTAATCCATGACCAGAAGCTGGATGCCTTAGAAGATATGATTGAAGCGGCAAATGGCAGACCTGTTATGGTAGCGTACTGGTTCAAACATGATTTATCAAGGATTATGCGAAGGCTTACTGAGAAAAAGATTCCTTTTGAAAAACTGGATTCTGAGGAGAGCATTAGAAAATGGAATCGTGGGGAACTGCCTGTGGCATTAATACATCCAGCTTCTGCCGGGCATGGTTTGAATTTGCAATCAGGTGGAAATACCCTGATTTGGTTTGGACTTACCTGGAGCCTGGAGCTATATCAACAGACGGTGGCGAGACTTTGGAGACAGGGACAGACTGCGGAGACGGTGGTAGTTCAGCATATCATTACTGCGGGCACAATAGATGAAGATGTTATGAAGGCTTTAGCAAATAAGGATATGACACAAAATAGATTGATTGCTGCAGTAAAAGCGAGGGTAACACATGGCAGGTAAGAACCAATTTGAAGACCCATATGAAAGACTTGCGAATGCGATTATTCTTAGTGCGGTTGCTGATTACAGAGCCGCACTCAAAAAGGTAAAGCGTAATCCCAAAAGCAAGTCAGCAATAGATGAGGCTTTACAGATTGAGAAGTTTTTCAGAAGTCCGTGGTATCAACAGCTGACTTCGGTAGATGGAGAGTTTCTATTCCGTAAGCTTCAGGACGAAATAAGACAATCAGAGTAAATCCGAGGGAAATTATTTTTTTCGGAGGTGGCTTATGACAGCTAAGGAATATTTGAAGCAGGCATATCTTTTGGATAAGCAGATACAGGTTGAGGTAAAGGAACTGGAACAGCTTCGTGAGATGCGTGGCACGATCCAGGGATGCACTTATGGAGAAAAGATTGGGACAAATCCCAATAGAAATCTGGAAGCACCATTCATTAAGACCATTGAGAAGATATGGGAGTATGAGCAGAAGATTGATGCAAAGATTAACAGACTGGTGGATCTTCGTGCAGCAATCAATGCGGCAATAGAAAGTATGGAGAATCCGGAGGAAAGACTTCTTCTTAAATACCGCTATCTGAAAAATGAAAGCTGGGAAGATATTTCCTATGACCTGAATGTATCTTATCGTACCGTACACCGTATTCATGCATCGGCATTAAATAATTTTGTTGTACCGGAATAAGGTTGGCACACTTTGTCCCAACAAGGCATAAGCATATGTGTTATTATGATAGTGTCGAAAGTGTACGACAAAGCAGAGCCTTGAGCGAGAGAAATCGCCCAGGGCTTTTTTCGTGAAAGGAAGTGAGCACATGCCTTATAGGAGTAACATACCATGTAAACATCCTGGCTGTGCGGCACTCATTCCGCATGGTCAGATGTATTGTGAGGAACATAAGCCTTTACATACAAAGGACAGAGCTCATGCAGCAGAGCGTGGCTATGGTGCCAAGTGGCAGCGTGAGAGAAGGAAGTTCTTAGAGAGCAATCCATTCTGTGTGAAGTGTTATGAAGAAGGGCACATCACTATGGCTACAGTTGTGGATCATATCAAACCACACCGTGGAGACCAGAAACTCTTTTGGGATAGGTCGAACTGGCAGCCTTTATGTGAGCATCATCATAATGTAAAGACAATGACCGAGGATAGATTCAAGGAATATCGGTTCTGATGGAGCAAGGGTAGGGGGTACTTGAATCTCTACAGGCCTTAGTCTCCAAGACCGGCGCCCCCTCTTCTGTGCAAAATCGCGAAATGGAAGAGGGGGGGGTATCGTAGAATTGTAGTAACTGAAATGGAAACTAAATGAATAAAATGATATAAAATGGTAACTATAATATTGACTTTAATTCGTGTGTGACATATAATAAGCATGAGGTAGAATGACTTTTGTTGATTGGAGGAAGTTAATATGTTTGATGTGAATTCCATGATAGCTGCAAATATTGTAGCAATTCTTAAAAAACAGAATAGAAAACAAATAGATTTGGCAGGGGCATTGCAGACAAATAAACAGACAATAAGTAAGATGCTTAATGGTTCAAGAATGATTAATGCGATAGAACTGAAGCGTATCGCAGAGTTCCTGGGTGTTAAGATGGAAGAACTTACCAAGCTTCAGGGAGATTCTGTTGATACAGATATTGTTCATGCGTTCATGGGAAAAGTTGAATCAGAGGAAGCTAAAGAAGCACTTAATATTGCTGATAAGCTTTCAAACATGATTCTTTTCCATAGTCGAGTTAGAGATAATGGTATGGCTATGATGAAACCTTGGGAGGCATAATGGGAGATACTTTTTTTGAAAACTTGTTTTATAAGCAAGAGAAGCAATTTGAAAAAATAAATGATTTATCAAAGGCTTTTGCTGTAAATTACTGTGGAAATACCATTATTAGAGAATCTATTTTTGGCATAGTTTCAAATTATGCACGTAAGAGGGAACTGGCTCTTGAAGTGCTTCGTTATCCATTTAGGGATGATGAATTATGGGCGTTTACCTTTGTGAAGAAGGGTACGATTTTCTTGTGTGTGAATACAGAACTGCCAATGTGTAAGCAGATTTTTGCAACGGCACATGAGTTATATCATATTCATTGCTATGCAGAGGATATTAATACCATCACTATTACATCAGGTTCTTTATTGGATTCAAAAACGGTTGATGAAGTAGCAGCTACGCAGGAAGATCTTGAAGCAAATGCTTTTGCAGGGTTGCTTTTGATGCCGGATGCCAGTGTGATAGAACAGTTTAAGATGTTTGGAATCTCAAAAGAGAATATGGGGATTGATGATGTGCTGATTCTTATGGATTTGTTTGCGCTTCCTTACAAAGCAGTTGTATTGCGCTTAGTAGAGAGCGGTGTGATTACAGAAGAGAAGGCCAGAAATCTTTATCAAGAAAAAAGTGAAAGCATTGCAATCAGAATTGAATTGACTGGAAAAGCAGAACAGTGGCAGCAGAATAGTGGAAGTTTACTCCGCTATGGAAGTTTGTTGGATAATCTGGCTTTTAACTCTGAACACGAATTACTTGTGGATAGTAGAGAGGAATCTGATAGGGCATACTTGGAAAAAATCGGAAAGGAATTTCGGAATCGAAAATAAGGTGAGTATATGGCAAATGAAAAATATGCCTTGCTGGATACTGACTTTATATCCAAGATGCATTTGATACGCAAGGATGATCATAATAAATTAATAGACAAAATTATGGCAATGCCAGGTTATTGCTTTTATTGTCATAAACAGATTCAAGTAGAAATCATGCGTCACAATATAGCTGGGGCACCAGAATGGTTTCAGTCGAAAATTGAATCAAAATCAATATGTATGTATGACGATGAAATGATACTGGATGAATTATCAGGAGTCTATGGTGAATGGGCTATCAGCGCATATGCAGGAATGCTTAAAACTGCGTGCGATGCATATAAAGATGGATATTTTGAAGAGAAGTTTGTTCTTGTGTCTCAAATGGACTGCCGCAGTATAAGTAGAGAAGATTTTTTGAAGCAACTGCAAGATGATTGTGACACTATCGGCGAGGGACAAAATCTCGGAGAACTGAAGTCATATGTCTTATTGCAAGTGCTGAATTTGAAGTTCGGTGAACAAATCTATGTCTTTTGTTCTGATGATAAAAATGCCAGAAATGGTGTAATCAGTATAGGCGGAGCTAGATGTATTAGTGTATTGTCATCGTTTGTAAGGCTGAAAAAAGAAATTAGCTTTACGAAAGAGGATGCTATGCCATACATCGATTCTTATATGAATACTTGTTTAGGAAAAGATCAAACAGCATTCAGGGTTCAAGATACTTCAAAAGAGAGGCGAATGTGCAGGATACCATGTGAGCAAGTATTTGAAGAGATATTTGATGGGAAAATAGATGAGTTAATAACTGGAAATTTAAAATACATATAGATATTCATCATGAGGATCGTGTAGAAATACATGGTCCTTTTATTTACACGAGTAGTAAGGAAAATGCCATGCTTGCATGAGCATTTGACGAGCACCGCGATAACCCAAGAAATTGATTTCTTGGGTGTGCAGAAAATTAAGGAAGGAGGGGATTCCAGTGGCAGGAAGAAAGCCAAAGCCTACAGCGGTTAAGAAGCTGGAGGGTAATCCAGGTAAAAGAAAACTGAATACGAAAGAGCCAGTTCCGGCAAAGGGAATCCCTGACTGTCCGGAGTGGCTGCTTCCAGAGGCGAAGAAAGAGTGGGAACGACTTGCGGATCTGATGAACCAGATGGGAGTTCTGACCGAGGTGGATATGGCGGCATTTGCTGCATACTGCCAGTCTTATGCCAGATGGAAGGAAGCGCAGGAGCATATAGATTCTGAGGGGTCGACCTTTGAAACGGATAAAGGATATCAGCAGCAGACACCTTGGGTTGGTATTGCAAATACCAATCAGAAGCTGATGCTGCAGGCGGCATCCGAGTTTGGACTTACGCCTTCATCCAGGTCACGTATTGTGGCTGGTAGTGCAAAGGGTAAGGAGTTGGAAGATGAGATGGAGGCATTGCTTGGGGGTGATTCCTAATGGCAAAGGAACCAAGACCAAAGGGATATCCGAAGCTTAAGAATTATAAACCTTCCCAGTTCATGCTTCCGACTTCACATTATGATAAGAAGAAAGCAGACAGGGCAGTGACCTTTATTGAGAATCTTTGTCACACCAAAGGTAAATGGGCAGGAACACCATTCTGGCTATTACCGTGGCAGGAGCAATTGATAAGAGATATATTCGGGATTGTAAAACCTGATGGGAACAGGCAGTTCCGCACTGCATTTGTGGAGATATGTAAGAAAGTAGGTAAGAGCGAATTAGCAGCAGCAGTCGCTCTTTATTTATTGTATGCGGACAATGAGCCTTCCGCAGAAGTGTATGGTGCAGCGGCTGACAGACAGCAGGCATCCATCGTATTTGATGTGGCAAAACAGATGGTAGAGATGTCACCGGCTCTGATGAAAAGAAGCAAGCTGATGGGAGCCACTAAGCGTATTGTGAATTACAGTAATGCCGGATATTATCAGGTGCTGTCAGCTGAGGTTGGCGGTAAACATGGATTTTCGGTGAGTGGATTAGTATTTGACGAAATCCATACTCAGCCAAATCGGCAGTTATACGATGTACTTACCAAGGGTTCGTCGGATGCAAGACAGAATCCGCTTCACTTTATTATCACGACTGCAGGCAATGACAGACATTCTATTGCATATGAACTTCATACGAAGGCGGTGGATATTCTGGAAGGCAGACGTGTGGACCCGACTTTTTATCCTGTAGTCTATGGACTTAAGGACGATGAGGATTGGGAAGATGAGGCAAACTGGTACAAGGTTAATCCTTCTCTTGGATATACCGTTGATATTGAAAGGTTGAGGGATGCATACAGGGAAGCAAAGCAGAATCCGGCTGATGAAATCACATTCAAATGGCTTCGATGCAATATGTGGGTCAGTTCGACCGTTGCATGGATTCCTGATGCGATTTATATGAGAGGCAATGAGCCGATTGATATGGATGCACTTGCTGGTAGAGATTGCTATGCGGGCCTGGACTTATCCAGTACCGGAGATATTACGGCACTGGTACTGATATTTCCACCAAGGGATGAAGAGGAAAAGTATGTACTTTTGCCATATTTTTGGATTCCGGAGGAAACCATTCCGAGAAGAGTGAAAGCCAATTCCGTACCATATGATATCTGGGAGAAACAGGGTTACATCATGTCTACCGAAGGAAATGTGATTCATTATGATTTCATCGAGAAGTTCATCATGGATTTATCCGAGAAGTATCACATTTTAGAGATTGCGGTGGATAGATGGAATGCGACTCAGATGATTCAAAATTTGGAGGGCGAAGGTTTTACCATTGTTCCTTTTGGTCAGGGATTTTCTTCAATGTCAGCTCCGACGAAAGAATTCTATCGCTTACTGATGGAAGGGAGAATTATTCACGGTGGGAATCCAGTGCTTAGATGGATGGCAGGTAACGTTGTTATTGACACAGATCCTGCTGGCAATATTAAAGTAACCAAAGCTAAATCTAAGGAGAAGATAGATGGCATTGTTGCCGCAATTATGGCGCTTGATAGATGTATACGTCAGGAAGGGCAGAGTGGTAGCGTTTACGATGAGAGAGGATTGTTGGTATTTTAAGGAGGGTGTATGGGATTTTTCAGTAATTTATTTCGGGGAAGGGATGCTCCTTCTAACAGTACAGCTGGAAGCGGGTATGGATTCTTTATGGGGAGTACGGCTTCCGGGAAGAGGGTGAATGCACGAAGTGCCATGCAGATGACGGCGGTGTATTCCTGTGTAAGGATTCTTTCTGAGGCAGTGGCGGGTCTGCCGTTGCAGTTTTACAGATACAATGATAACGGGGGTAAGGAGAAGGCGGTGGATCATCCGCTTTATTTTCTGCTGCATGATGAGCCGAATCCGGAGATGACTTCTTTTGTGTTCCGGGAGACTTTGATGACGCATCTGCTTTTGTGGGGGAATGCGTACAGTCAGATCATCCGGAATGGAAAGGGTGAAATTGTGGCTCTTTATCCGCTGATGCCTGACAGGATGACGGTGGACAGGGATGAGCATGGCAGGCTTTATTATGAGTATCTGGTTTATGACGGGGATGATGTGGACGGAAGAACCGGGACAGATCCGAAAGCAAATGGAAAGATCGTGCGTCTGCATCCGGCGGATGTGCTGCATATTCCGGGGCTTGGATTTGACGGGCTGGTCGGATATTCACCTATTGCCATGGCGAAGAATGCGATCGGGCTTGCCATTGCTGCGGAGGAGTATGGAAGCAAGTTTTATGCCAACGGTGCCGCTCCGTCAGGAGTGCTGGAGCATCCGGGGACTTTGAAGGATCCGGGCAGGGTGCGGGAGAGCTGGCAGTCTACTTTCGGGGGAAGCAGCAATGCCAATAAGATTGCTGTCCTGGAAGAGGGAATGAAGTATACGCCGATTTCCATTGCACCGAATGAAGCCCAGTTTCTGGAAACCAGGAAGTTTCAGATTGATGAGATTGCCAGGATTTTCAGGGTGCCGCCTCATATGGTCGGGGATCTGGATAAGTCCAGTTTCAGCAACATTGAGCAGCAGTCTCTGGAGTTTGTGAAGTATACACTGGATCCCTGGGTGAGCCGGTGGGAACAGGCAATGGTCAGGGCTCTGCTGTCTGCGGAGGAAAAGAAGAAGTATTTCTTTAAGTTCAATGTGGATGGGCTGCTCAGGGGTGATTACCAGTCAAGGATGACCGGTTATGCCACGGCAAGACAGAATGGATGGATGAGTGCCAATGATATCCGGGAACTGGAAAATATGGACCGGATCCCGGAGGAGCTTGGCGGTGATCTGTATCTGATCAATGGAAATATGACAAAATTACAGGATGCCGGTATCTTTGCCGGATCTGGAAAGGGGAAGGATACTGGTGAAGAAGTTTTGGAACTGGAAGAAAACGAAAACGGTGAATCAGGAAACCGGACAGGAAGCGGAGGAAAGAATCCTGTTCATGAACGGAGTTATCGCTGAGGACAGCTGGTTTGACGATGATGTCACGCCGGCTCTTTTTAAGGATGAACTGAATGCAGGGACAGGGGACATTACCCTGTGGATCAACAGTCCGGGCGGGGACTGTGTTGCCGCAGCGCAGATTTTTAACATGCTGTCGGAGTATCCGGGAAAGGTTACGGTGAAGATTGACGGGCTTGCGGCATCTGCTGCGTCTGTCATTGCAATGGCCGGAACTGAGGTATGGATGAGTCCGGTAAGCATGATGATGATCCATAATCCGGCTACGGTTGCGTGGGGTGACCATTCGGAGATGAAGAAGGCTATGGAACTTCTGGATGCGGTGAAAGAATCTATCATCAATGCTTATGTACGGAAAACGGGACAGAGCAGGGCGAAGCTGTCACATCTGATGGATGCGGAAACGTGGATGGATGCGAATAAGGCTGTGGAGCTTGGCTTTGCGGATGACATCCTGTTCCAGAAAGAGGAACAGGGCAGTGAAGGCGAAAATGGAGATCCAGGTGCTGGCCGTACAGAAAACGGGACGTCTGATTCCGTAATGTTTTCCAGACGGGCAGTGAATAATGCGCTGATGAATAAGCTGGAGAGGCATTATGGAAAGACTGGAAAATCCGTGAAAGATCAGGCGGGGATCGGCTTGAATGGAAATGGTGCTGAGGGGGACGATCCCTGTAATGGATGTTTCGGGGCGGCGGAGAATGCCTGCCAGAAGTGTGAAAAGAAGAAAGTGAATACGAATGTTACAGGGCGTTCTGCAGATGATCTGCGTGAACGCTTAAATTTTATCAAAAAATATATCTGAGGAGGATACGGATTATGACGATTCAGGAATTAATGGAGAAGAGAGCTAAGGTTTGGGAAGCTGCAAAGAATTTTGTGGATACCCATGAGAATGAAAATGGTGTTCTGTCTGCGGAGGACAGTGCAACCTATGAGAGAATGGAATCGGAGATTGAGGATTTGACAAAGGCGATTGACCGCCACCGCAAGGCAGAGGAAATGGAAAAGAACCTGAACCAGCCGGTAAACCAGCCGCTGACCGGGAAGCCTTATGCAGGCGGCCAGGGTGAGCCAAAGACAGGACGTGCTTCTGATGAATACCGCAGGGCAATGCTGAATGCACTGAGAAGCAACTTCCGCCAGGTTTCCAATACCCTTCAGGAGGGCGTGGATGCCGATGGGGGTTATCTGGTTCCGGAAGAGTATGACAGAAGACTGGTTGATGTTCTGAATGAAGAGAATATCATGCGCCGTCTTGCCACAAGAATCGTGACTTCCGGGGAGCATAAGATCAATATTGCGGCTACCAAGCCGGCGGCAAGCTGGATTGAGGAAGGCGGGGCACTGACTTTCGGGGATGCGACTTTTGACCAGAAGATCCTGGATGCACATAAGCTTCATGTGGCGATCAAGGTAACGGAGGAACTGCTTTATGACAATGCCTTTAATCTGGAAAATTACATCCTTGTCCAGTTTGGAAAGGCACTTGCCAATGCGGAAGAGGATGCCTTCCTGAACGGAAACGGAACAGGGAAGCCGACCGGTATTTTTGACGGAACAGGCGGCGGACATCTGCTGAATACACTGGCTGCAGCTTTGAAATCAGATGACATGCTGGATCTGGTGTATGGCCTGAAACGTCCATACCGTAAAAATGCATCCTTTATCATGAATGATGCAACACTGCCTTCCCTTAGAAAGCTGAAGGACAATAACGGTGCTTATATCTGGCAGCCGGCTTACCAGGCCGGGGAACCGGACAGGATCCTGGGTTACAAGGTGGAGACTTCTGCCTATGCACCGAAGGACGGCATTGCTTTTGGGGATTACAGCTATTACAACATTGGTGACCGAGGAAACAGATCCTTTAAGCAGCTGAATGAACTGTTTGCAGGCAACGGAATGATCGGTTTTGTTGCAAAGGAACGCGTGGACGGAAAACTGGTTCTTCCGGAAGCCGTGCAGATCATGAAACTGAAGGCAGACTGATTTTTTGAATAAGGGGACCGGCAGGAGAAGTACAGGCCTGCCGGTTCTGTTTTGAGGTGATGCAGTTGGCAGTGACAGTGGATGAGATGAAGAATTACCTGCGTGTGGATTTTGAGGATGATGATGCGCTGATCGGGGATCTGATCAGGCAGGGGAAACAGATCTGTATGGATGTGACAAGGATTGCGGATGCGGATGAGTTTGAAAAACTGCAGGGTACGAAGATTGCTGTGCAGTATGCAGCGGCGTATCTGTACGAACACAGGGAGGAGGCGGATCATCATCAGCTGGTGATAGATCTGCGGAATCTTCTTTTCGGAGTGAGAGAGCCGGGGTTTTAAGAAATGCCGGTGAGACAGACAAGTCGTTAGGAATGACGGGGCAGGTGGGAACAAATGGACATTGCTTTGATGAATGAGAAGGTGGTTTTTCAGAAGTGTTCTGTGGTGGCAGACAGGATTGGAAACCGCCGGAATGAATGGACGGATGAATACTGCTGTTTTGCCACAATCGGCGGTGAGGGGCTTGCCAGTTCCAGGGAAGCGGAAACCGCAGGGACTGTGGTGGAAGATGTGGGAATGACTGTGACGGTGCGGTACTGTAAAAAGACTGCAGGTATCCGGTCTGTTACCCACAGGATCCTGTTTCGGGATCAGGTGTATGACATTGTGAGTGTGGATCATCTGAATTATAAGAAGAAGTGTCTGAAATTCACATGCAGGAAGGTCCGGAGGTGAGACATGGCAGGAGACAGATGTACAGTCAGTCAGATGGCAGATGTGATCATGGAAGGGCTGGAAGAGTACGCACAGCTTGCGGCGGATGATATGAAAAAAGCAGTGAAGAAGGCAGGCGCACAGGCGAGAAAAGACATCCAGGAAAATGCCCCTGTGAAGACCGGTGTTTATGCAAAGAGCTGGGCGGCGAAGACCACGAAGGAAACTGCCAATGCGATGGAAATCGTGGTGTATTCCAGGAACAGGTACCAGCTGGCTCATCTGCTGGAGTTCGGACATGCGTTGAGAAAAGGCGGCAGGACAAGGGCGTTTTCCCATATTGCGCCTGCTGAGGAAAGGGCTGCGCAGACTCTGGAACGGGAAGTGGAGAAGGCACTGAGGTGATCAGGAGGTGAAAGCATATGACACTGGAAGAACTGGCAGAGATGCTGGAAAAGACTGGTTTTCCTTTCGCTTATGACCATTTTGCGGAAGGGGAAAGCCCGGATCCGCCGTTTATCTGTTATCTGCTTCCCGGCAGTGATAATTTTGCGGCAGACGGGAGGGTATACTTTCGGATCAGTGAAGTAAGAATAGAACTTTACACGGACCGGAAGTATCCCGGGGCAGAAGCTCTGGTGGAAACGGTTCTGGATGATGCCGGGATTTTTTATAATAAGTCGGAGGTCTGGATCCAGAGCGAAAAGCTGTATGAGGTGCTGTACAGTATGGAACTGTAATGATTTGTTTAATGATGGAGGGATAATATGTCTGATAAGAATAACAAGGTGAAGTATAACCTGAAAAATGCGCATTACGCTTTACTGACGATCGGGGAGGACGGGGCGGTGTCCTATGCAGCACCAGTGCCGCTTCCGGGGTCCGTATCACTGTCCCTGGATGCCAACGGGGAGCCGGAGAATTTTTATGCAGATGGCATTGCGTACTATGTGATCAACAACAATATGGGTTATGACGGGGATCTGGAGCTTGCACTGATTCCGGAGAGTTTCCGAACGGATGTGCTGAGAGAGAAGCTGGATGCCAAGGGCGTTCTGATTGAAAACTCGGACGCAGAACTGGCACTGTTTGCCCTGCTTTTTGAGTTTGACGGGGATGTGCGCCATATCCGCCACGTGATGTATAACTGTTCGGCTTCCCGTCCGAAGATCGAGGGCAAGACCAACGAGGAGAAAAAGGAAGTGCAGACAGAAACACTGACTATCAAGGCTACACCATTGGCGGATGGAAAGGTGAAGGCGAAGACAGGAGATACTACGGATGCAACTGTTTATGCAGACTGGTATAAGTCGGTGTATCTGCCGGCTGCGGATCCGGCTTCTTTGCAGGCTTCTGATAGTGGAAAGTCTGTAGTGAATGCTGCAGGAAATGGAAAAGCACTGAGCTGAGGAGGATTCAGATATGAGCATGATGAAGAAGATTGAGATTGACGGGAAGGCGGTTGCTTTTAAAGCTTCTGCCGCCATTCCGCGTATTTACAGGATTAAGTTCCAGAGGGATATCTACAAGGATTTATCTGTGCTGGAAAAGAGTATCGGGGACGGGGATCCGGAAAAGTCCTCACTGGATCTGTTTTCACTTGAGATGTTTGAGAACATTGCGTATGTGATGGCGAAACATGCGGATCCGTCTATCCCGGATAATCCGGAGGACTGGCTGGATGAGTTTAATACATTCAGTATTTATCAGGTTTTGCCGAAGCTGATCGATCTGTGGGGAATGAACATCAGGACGGATGTAGAGGCTAAAAAAAACTTCATGCAACAGACCGTGAAATGACAACTCCCCTGTTTCTTCTCCGGTGTGTGCAGCTGGGGATTTCCATCCGGGATCTGGATCTGCTGACCATTGGCATGGTGAATGATATGTTTGTGGAAAGCAGGAATGATGAGTATAAGGGATGGAGACAGGTTGCCACACAGGAGGATTTTGACAGGTTCTGATCTGATGAAATATGGTGACAGGATGATTCAGAAAGGGTATAATGATTTCATGAAATCAGAAGCTGGAGGAAACATACATGAAAATTGTGATTATTAACGGAAGTGCCAGAAGGGGAAACACGCTGACGGCGATTAACGCATTTATAAAAGGGGCATCAGAAAAGAATGAGATTGAAATCATCCAACCAGACAGACTTCATATAGCACCTTGTAAGGGATGTGGGGTCTGTCAATGTTATAAAGGATGTATTGATCAGGATGATACAAATCCCACGATTGATAAAATTACTGCTGCAGATGTGATTCTTTTTGCTACTCCGGTATATTGGTGGGGAATGTCTGCGCAGTTGAAACTTATCATTGATAAGTGCTACTGCCGCGGTTTGCAGCTGAAAAATAAAAAAGTTGGAACAATCGTTGTGGGAGGATCCCCGGTGGACAGTATCCAGTATGAGTTAATTGACAAACAGTTCGACTGCATGGCGAAATATCTTTCATGGGATATGATTTTCCAAAAATCATATTATGCAACAGCCAGTGATGAACTTGCAAAAAACAAGGATTCTATAAAAGAACTTGAAAATATTGGAAAAAACTTATAAAGCATATTTAAAGTTCCAGGTTTCAGGAAAGAAAAAAATAAAAATAATGATGAAAGCATTTGTCAGGATGGCAGGTGCTTTTTTTGTACCTTTTTTATGGGATCTAGGGGGTGAGCCGTATGGCAGGGAACAGAATCAAGGGGATCACTGTCGAGATTGGCGGCGATACCACGAAATTGCAGACTGCCCTGAAAGGGGTTAATACTGAAATCAGAAATACGCAGAGTCAGCTGAGGGATGTGGAGAAGCTGTTGAAGCTGGATCCGGGGAATACGGAGCTGATCGCGCAGAAGCACAGGCTGCTGGCACAGGCGGTTTCTGAGACCAGGGAGAAGCTGGAGACTTTGAAGACTGCGCAGCGGCAGGCGGATGAGGCACTGCGGAACGGGACAATTTCCCAGCAGCAGTATGACGGGCTTCAGAGGGAGATCGTTGAGACGGAGCAGGAACTGCGGAGACTGGAACAGCAGGCAGAGCAGTCTGCAACTGCTTTGCAGAAGATCGGGGCAACCGGGGAGAAGCTGCAGGCAGTGGGGGATAAGGTCTCCAGTGTGGGACAGAAGCTGCTTCCTGTGACGGGAGTGGTAACAGGGCTTGGAACGGCGGCGGTGAAAACTGCCGCTGATTTTGACTCTGCGATGAGCAGGGTGGCGGCTGTGTCCGGGGCAACGGGATCTGATTTTGATAAGCTCAGGGACAAGGCCAGGGAGATGGGGGCCAAAACGAAGTTCTCTGCGACTGAGGCAGCGGATGCCATGAATTACATGGCGATGGCCGGATGGAAGACGGAGGATATGCTGTCTGGTATAGAAGGCATTATGTATCTGGCTGCGGCATCCGGGGAAGACCTTGCAACGACTTCTGACATTGTGACAGATGCGCTGACTGCTTTTGGGCTGACTGCGGAGGATTCAGGACATTTTGCAGATGTGCTGGCGGCTGCTTCCAGTAATGCCAATACCAATGTGTCTATGATGGGTGAGACGTTTAAGTACTGTGCACCGGTTGCAGGGGCTTTGGGATTTTCGGTTGAGGATACGGCAGAAGCTATCGGGCTGATGGGGAATGCGGGTATTAAGGCTTCCCAGGCTGGTACTTCCATGCGTTCCATTATGACCAACCTGACCGGGGATGTGAAGCTGTCGGGGGCGGCGATCGGGGATGTGACCATTGCTACCACAAATGCGGATGGTTCCATGAGGAGCCTGTCTGCGATCCTGGCTGACTGCAGGGTGGCTTTTGGCGGAATGACTGAGGCAGAGAAGGCGAATAACGCGGAGACTCTGGTTGGAAAGAATGCCATGTCCGGGTTCCTTGCACTGATGAATGCGGCTCCGGAGGATATTGCAAAGGTGTCCGGGGCAGTGAATAACTGCAAGGATGCGGCAAAGAACATGGCGGATACCATGCAGGATAATCTGGAAGGACAGCTGACTATTCTGAAGTCACAGCTTCAGGAGCTGGCGATTTCTTTCGGGGATCTGCTGATGCCTGCGGTGCGGAGTATTGTTTCCGGACTGCAGGGGATGGTGGATGTGCTGAATGCCATGCCGGACGGTGTGAAGCAGGTCATTATGATTATTGCTTTGCTGGCAGCCGTATTGGGACCAGTGCTGATCATTATCGGGAAGGTGATCTCGGCAGTGGGTACGATCATGACGATCGTGCCGAAGCTGGCAGGAGTGATCAATACGGTGAAGACGGCTTTTGGCGCCCTGAATGCAGTGATGCTGGCAAATCCCATTGCTATTGTGATTGCAGCTATTGCAGCCCTTGTGGCTGCTTTTGTTTATCTGTGGAATACGAATGAGGAGTTCCGGCAGTTCTGGATCAGTCTGTGGGAAAGTGTGAAGGAGACTGCAATCCAGTGCTGGCAGGCAATCTCTGCTTTCCTGTCCCAGGCGTGGGAGGCAATCCAGAATACGGCGGTGTCTGTGTGGAACGGTATCAGGGATTTCTTTTCCGGGCTCTGGACAGGAATCCAGACTTTGTTTACCACAGTGGTAAATGCCATTGCAGGATTTTTGAGCGGTGCGTGGAATGCAGTGAAGGGGACTGTGGTGTCTGTATGGAACGCAATTTCACAGTTTTTTACAAGTGTGTGGAATGGCATACGGAATGTGACTTCTGTGGTTGTAAATGGGATCCGGTCCTTTCTGCAGTCTGCATGGAACGGTATCAGGGCGCTTATCACGACTGTAATGAATGGCATAAAAAGCGTGGTCACTGCGGTATGGAATGGTATCCGTTCTGTGATCACCAGGGTGATGAACGGGATCCGCAGTGTGGTCAGTTCAGTATGGAGCGGGATCCGGAATACCATTTCTTCTATAGTGAACGGGATTAAGAATACGGTTTCCAATGCGTTTCATGCTATGTGGAGCGGAATCCGGAGTACTATTTCCGGGATTTATAATACGATCAGGGACGGACTGGGGAATGCGGTGAATTATATTACAAGCCTTGCGTCTGCCGGATGGCGGTGGGGTGCGGATATCATCAATGGCATTGTAAATGGTATCCGGAGCTGTATTGGTGCAGTTGCCAGTGCGGTGACGGATGTGGCAAATACGATTCGTTCCCATCTGCATTTCTCTGTGCCGGATGAAGGCCCTCTGACGGATTTTGAGAGCTGGATGCCTGACTTTATGAATGGTTTGGCTGAGGGCATTGAGAAGAGCAGGGGAATGGTAAAGGCGGCTGTGAACAGTGTGGCTGCGGATATGGTGGTTTCGCCGCAGATGGCTATGGCAGACAGCGGTGTGATGACCGGTACGGGACCGTCCGGCGGCGCGGATCTGACTGCCGGTATTGTGGCGGCGCTGAAGGATGTGCTGGGTGATCAGAAAGGACAGCAGGGGGATCTGGTGATTCCGGTTTATCTGGGGAACCAGCTGCTGGATGAGGTGATCGTGACGGCACAGCAGAGAATGAGTCTGAGGAGCGGAGGTAGATAGGATGGCTTTTTTTCAGTATCTTGTGTTTGACGGGGAGAACCTGCCGCTTCCGGATTCTTATGAGGTGGAGCTGGAGGATGTGGAAGCGGATTCTGGCGGTGAGACGGAAGCAGGGACGACACAGAGGGATGTGGTGCGGCATGGCGTTGTGAGCATTCCGGTGTCGTTTTCTGTTACGGCGAAGTGGCTTAAGAAGCTGGCGGTGTATGCGAAGAAGGATAAGATCAGTGTGCAGTATTTTGATGTGGAGACAGCGGAACTGAAACTGGCGGAGATGTATGTGACTGGGTATAAGGCGAAGCTGAGGAAAGATACCAGTTATAAGGGGCTGTGGACGGTGAGTTTTACGTTGAAGGAGATGTAGCGAGATGGTATAATGGGAGAATCAAATCGGAATTTTTCAAGGATGATTTACAATGAAATGTATTAAATGTCATAACACAATGGACATGGAAACTGGAGAATTTTCTATGAATATCGACGGAAAAACTGTAAATGTCATAAATGCACCGATAGTACACTGTAAGTAAGATAAAGAAGCCATTGACTGTTCCATCACACATTTAACAGAGAAGTTAAAACAATTCTTACTGTACGGTCTTATAGAGCCACTTATTTGTGCTTGAAAAATGGGACTTACACTGATTAGTATGCTGTCTAAAACGAAGATAGTCTTTACGACTCACCTCCCCGTGCTTTGTAGTGTAGCTTCTTCAAGAAGTATTTTATCAATAACGTGGAGAATTGAATGACTTTCATTACTATTTGTGCCGCCGACTTGGCGGTGGAATGGAGATTATTATGGATACAAGGTTCAACCAGACAAAATTAAAGAAGCTCCAGATCTTCAATGGATCACAACTAAAGTATTTGGCATTTGCATCTATGCTAATAGATCACGTTAATAACGCTTTAATAACACCTTATTTAAATGGGCAAGGTTTTCTATTACATTTGTCCAATCTATTTTCTATTTTGGGCAGAATTGCATTCCCGCTGTTTGTTTTTTTTCTTGTAGAGGGATTCTTCAAAACTAGCAACAGAATGAAATATCTGATTATGCTTTTAATTTTTGGTGTAATATCAGAAGTGCCTTTTGATTTGTTTACATCAAAAACTTGTTTCTCTCCATATTGGAACAATATAATGTTTACCTTAGCGCTATGCCTTGTTACAATTTGGATTATTGACATTCTTAAAGATAAAATCAGCAATAAATATACTTGGTATGCTTTATCAATCCTGATTGTAGCATTTTTTGGGTTTCTATCTATGGAGCTAAGTCTTGATTATGATTATCACGCAATAGTCGTTGCCTATCTCTTTTATATATTCTATGATAAACCTCTCCTTGGTGCTGGCCTGGGATATATATCAATTATAAAAGAACTTTACTCATTTATAGGTTTTGGCATGACTCTAACCTATAATGGTGAAAGAGGCAAACAATATAAATGGTTCAACTATTTCTTTTATCCAGTACATATTCTAATCTTAGGGCTTTTACGTATATATTTAAACATTTAGTTTATACTAGACGGGCTGCGCTGGCCGTTCGATGAAAAGACGGCGAAACAGGTTCTTGAGGGCAGATAAAGCGAGAACGCAGTCAAGGCAGAGGGTAGAAATAGAAGATAAAAAGAGTTGTAGCAAGAAACACTTTCGTTAGTGATAACTTCAAGTTTGCAGGGAAGGTGTCTATCATGGAGATGAAGAAGAATGGATGAGAAGAAAGCTTACTGGTTTGAACAGCCATATATGCTGCGGATGAAAAATATTGCAGTGGCGCCTGTTATTCTGGAAGATGGAAGGCTGTCCATCTGTGTTCCTGGGGATGATCCCCCGTGGTCGGGGATATGGAATCTGACGGGAAAGGTTATTCTGGAAGGGGATGATTATTTTGAGTTCCAGTGTGATGATGAGGTCATGCACATGCGTGGTGGAACGTATAAGTTTCATGCTTTGGACATTGATACATTTCGGAACGAAACCTGTCAGTGGATTTCTGAGGGAAGACAGATTGCAGAGTGCTGCAGGACAACGGAGGAACTGCATCAGTGGTATTTGAAACACTGGACTTATAACAGATAGGATGATTATATTTACGAAGGCATCGGTCACCTGGTTGGCTGGTGCTTTTTTCGTGGGAAATGGAGGTGGCGGGATGTATCCTGTGTCGGATGCTTTTCTGAGGGCAGTCAGAAGTAATACAAGAAAATATTACTGGACGGGTACGATCGTTACCAAAGGCGGAATGACGTATGAGTTCGGGGCTAAGGAGATTTTGAAGGGGTCCGGGTATATTTCCAGGCAGTGCTGCGGGAGTACGGAGATTGAACTGGGGACGGTGTATGCGGCGGAGATGGGGATTACGCTTCTGAGTGATATTGACAGGTACACTCTGGAGGATGCCCAGGTGACGCTGGTGTTTCATCTGGTGCTGGCGGATGGTTCGGTGGAAGATGTGCCGATGGGAGTTTTTGAGGTCAGTGAGGCGAACCGGCTGGCAAAGTGTCTGGAACTGAAAGCATATGATTTTATGCTGCGGTTTGATAAGAGTTTCAATGGGTTTGAGACTGTGGGGACTGCTTATGATTTTATTGCTTTATGCTGTAAGATGTGCAGGGTTGAGCTTGCACATAAGAGGGCGGAGATTGATGCCATGCCGAATGGCGGGGTGACGCTTTCTGTTTATACTGAAAATGATATTGAGACCTGCCGGGACGTGCTATTTTATGTGGCACAGGTTCTGGGAGGTTTCTTTATTATCAACCGGGAGGGAAAACTGGAACTGAGAAAGTACGGGAAGGATCCTGTGATGAAGGTGGAGCAGAGACACCGGTTTTCTTCCAGTTTTTCGGATTTTATCACCAGGTACACGGCAGTGAGTTCCACGAATAAGCAGACGCAGATTGCAGAGTATTATGCGCTGGATCCGGATAATGGGCTGACTATGAATCTGGGGGTGAATCCGCTTCTGCAGTTTGGGTTAAAGGAGACCAGGGAGATGCTGTGCAGGAATATCCTGGCAGATCTGTCTGTGATCCGGTATGTGCCGTTTGATTCGGATACTATTGGGAATCCTGCACTGGATCCGGGGGATGTGCTGACATTTGCAGGAGGACAGGCGGATGAGGGACAGATCACCTGTATCACTTCCATCAGACAGAAGATCGGGGGAAAGCAGACCCTGAAATGTGTGGGAAAGAATCCGAGGCTGGCTCAGGCAAAGTCAAGGAATGACAAGAATATTTCAGGGCTGCTGAACCAGATTGAAGACAATGCGAAGACCGGGAAGATCGGGATCCACACGTTTACCAATGCTTCCGCACATGAGATCGGGCAGACTAAGGTAAAGCTGATCAGTATTCAGTTTGCTTCTTCTGAGGAAAACCATATGCAGTTTTTTGCACAGGTTGTTGTGGATGTGGCTGCGGATCCGGTGGAGAGATCTGCGGAGGCTGCCGGGACTGTGGTGATTCCGTTTCCGGGCGGAAGCGGCGAAACTGGAAGTGGTACGGGTGGTTCTGATGGAACCGGGGAGACATCGGATGCCGGAAATTCTGAAAATGATGTGGCTGGGAATGAAGTTGGAAATACTTCCGGGAATGAGAATACAGGAAGTACGGATGATGTCTCTGGTGGATCAGATTCCGGATCCGGTAGTGGAACGGAGGTTTCTGTGGATGTGAACCTGCCGGTGAAGTGGCAGGAGGATGGACAGGCGGTCTGCCATGTGGTCTTTGAATTTAATAATGAGGAGATTATGGAGCATTGTCCGGTGGAGACCTGGCATTCCGGGAAACATATTTTGTCACTGTATTATCCCATTGAGAAGATCGTTGCCAATTATACGAATACGTTCAATGTGTATCTCTGGATGGAAAATGGCAGCGGTACAGTTGATGTGGGAGACTGCATTGCTTCTATCAGCGGACAGGCAATGGCGGCAGGGGAAGCCTGGGACGGAAAGCTTGAGGTGGAAGATTATACCACGAGATTTGCCATTGGCGGAGGCCTGAATGTGAATGGCTTCCGGGATTCGCTGTCCGTGCAGATGAAGGAGACGGTGAACAGAGGCTTTGAGGTGTATTTTGCTGAGAGAGCGGGAATCAGCGGTTTCTGCAGGCCTGTAGAAATGGAGGGTGTGTGATGAAGTTAAAAGGTGAAATGGTCATTGAACTGACCGATACGAATACGGGTGCGGTGGAAACCGTGCAGGAGACGAACATGATCACGGAGGCAGTGAATAATATTCTGGGGCTGAATCCCATGGGGATTTATCTGAAAGCCAGCGGGGAGTATGATAATTCTGTTCTGTGGAACGGGACGCTGCTTCCCATCTGCCCGAACATGATCGGAGGGATCCTGCTGTTTCCGGCAGTGCTGGAAGAAAAGGCGGATCATATTTACGAGCAGGGGAAGAACCTGCCTGTGGCTTATGCTTCCAATAATGTTAATTCCGGTTCCAATGTGGCAAGGGGAAGCCTGAACCAGACGGAGAGCAAGAAACTGGATAATGGATATAAGTTTGTGTGGGAATTTACTCCCAGCCAGGGGAATGGGAATATTGCAGCGGTGGCGCTGACCAGTGCCCTGGGCGGGCAGAATGCTTTTGGCAGTGCGGCAGGGGATGCCAGCACGTTCCTGCTTCTGAAAAAGGTGGATATCGGGGATATCCCGAAGGCGAAGCAGATGACACTGTTTGAGGCAGTGGAGCTGGATTTTGAAAAGAACCTGCTGTATTCCATCACCTTTGGGACTTCCAGTGTGACCATTACGAAGATCCGGATCCCGGTGTTTAACATCGGGCTGAATGAGAAGCTGGATGATACCACGTATACCGTACTGGAAGAGCAGACACTGACAACGGAAAGCTTCACATTCCTGGGGGATTATACAAAGTACGGGGAATTTATGGACGGGCATGACGGGTACTGGTATGGATTTTCCAATGAGCCGAATTCTTCCGGGGATGCGAAGATGGTGTGGATCCGAATCTCCAAAAAGGATTATTCCTTTACAGAAGGAAGCTGGACACTGTCCAAGGCGAAGCTTTCGGAAGTGGGCACAAGGGCAAAGGACGGTTCCTATCCGGAACGGAATGTAAAATGCTGTATGAGGAAGGGATATCTGTATGTGCCTTCTTACGATAAGAAGGGAGTTTATAAGATCAATACTGCCAATTCAGCGGATGTGACACTGATCCCGCTGGGCTTTACTTCCAAGCTGAAATCTCTTGGGGAGGACGGCTCCTGTGAGGTGTATATGACACTTCTTGGGGACATGATCGTGGCAGGGGATTTCCAGATCACGGCGGATGACAGGGTGATCAAGACGCAGGGGAGCGCAAGGTTTGAAGCTATGGCAACGCCTCTGTTCCAGTATAAGAATTTTGTGTTTATGTGGGGCGGCAGTTATGGGAAGGAGCACAGGTGTGCTTATCTGCTGACACCCTATCTGGCGAGCATTAATAATCTTTCTTCGGCAGTAGTGAAGAATGCGGATAAGACTATGAAGATTACTTATACGCTGACGGAGGAAACAATGTAGGTCTTTCTGCCGCAGGGCATGGAGATAGAAAACTTATTTACGGCAGTTCTCAGAAATGGGAGCTGCTTTTTTCATGGGAGGAGGATTCTGGCATGAAGGAATTTTGGAACTTTATTCAGATGGTTTTTATGGCTGTAGGCGGATGGCTGGGCTGGTTTATGGGAGGCTGTGACGGGCTTCTGTATGCATTGATCGCTTTTGTGGTGATCGATTATCTGACCGGGGTGATGTGTGCTTTTGCGGATCATACGCTTTCCAGCGAGGTGGGATTCCGGGGGATCTGCAGGAAGGTGCTGATTTTTCTGTTGGTGGGAATGGCGAATATTCTGGATGTGGCTGTGATCGGGAACGGATCTGTGCTGAGGACAGCAGTGATCTTTTTCTATATTTCCAATGAGGGTGTGAGCCTGTTGGAGAATGCAGGGCATCTGGGGCTGCCGATCCCGCAGAAGATGAAAGATGTGCTGGAACAGCTGCATGATAAAAGTGAAGGAGACCCCGATGATGCATTAGAGGATGAGGAAGAAGGTGAGTGATTATGGGGTACAGTAATAGTTCTTTGGTAGCATACACGTTGCTCAGTCCGAATCATTCCGGACTGAGAACGGAGCAGATTGACAGAATATCGCCGCACTGTGTAGTAGGTCAGTGTACAGCAGAAGGTCTGGGGGACTGGTTTCATAAATCTTCTACCCAGGCTTCTTCGAATTATGGAATCGATAGGAATGGCCGGGTCGGATTGTATGTAGAAGAGAAGAATCGTTCCTGGTGTACTTCCAGTAATGCGAATGATCAGAGGGCAGTGACGATAGAATGTGCTTCTGACAAGGCGGAACCGTATGCTATGCATCAGGTGGTTTATGACCGTCTGATTGATCTGTGTGAGGATATCTGCAGAAGAAATGGAAAGAAAAAACTGCTCTGGTTTGGAGATAAAAATAAGTCTCTGAATTATCAGCCGAAAGCGGATGAAATGGTCATTACCGTGCACCGGTGGTTTGCGAATAAGAGCTGTCCTGGAGACTGGCTTTATGCGAGACTGGGAGATCTGGCTGCGAAGGTTACTTCAAGACTTGGTAGCGGAAATGTGGAAGTGATTCCAGCAGGGATGCAGGCAGGGGAATTTCAGGGGCTGACAGAAGAACAGGTGCTTGCAAAGATTGGCCCACTGTTTAGCGCAGATCAGAAAAAATCAGGGATTCTTGCTTCAGTGTCTATGGCTCAGTTTATTCTGGAGAGCGGTTATGGAAAGAGTGAGCTTGCGTTGGAAGCCAATAACTGTTTTGGAATGAAGAATTCACTTTCCGGTAATACCTGGAGTGGTTCGGTCTGGGATGGTGTGAGCATTTATAAAAAGAAGACACAGGAGCAGGAGGAAGATGGAAGCTATGTGACAGTTACAGCGGAATTCAGAAAATATGCAAATGTAGAGGATTCCATTGCGGATCACAGTGCTTATCTGCTCGGCGCTAAGAATGGAGAGAAGCTCCGATATGACGGGCTGAAAGGATGCTCAGATTATAAGAAGGCAGTGCAGATCATTAAGGACGGTGGTTATGCTACCGGTCTTACTTATGTGGAAAAGCTTTACAGTATCATCGAAAGATGGAATCTGACTAAGTGGGATGTGAAGAATTCTGATGCTTCGGATGCTATGGTGAAGTATTACAGGGTAAGGAAGTCTTGGAAGGATGCTGGCTCTCAGCTTGGTGCTTATACTGTACTTGATAATGCTAAGGCAATGGCTGATAAACATGAAGGCTATACTGTGTATGACTGGAATGGCAAGGCAGTGTATGGGGCTGAGGTTACTGGTGGAAGTGGTTTGGCTGCAGAGTTTTCTAATGCGGACTGTCCATTCATGGTGAAGGTCAGTATTGATGACTTGAATATCAGAAAGGGAGCCGGAACGAATACGACGAAGACTGGAAGATATACTGGGAAAGGTGTGTTTACCATCATCCAGGTGAAGAGCGGTAGTGGCTCAACACTTGGATGGGGTAAATTGAAATCTGGAGCTGGTTGGATTAGCTTAGACTATTGTGTACGCATTAACTAACTTGTTGTTTCGGGAAGCGGATGATATTATCATTATTATCTGAGTTATCTGCTTCCCGGATTTCCATATATTCAGCATCAATGATTTGGGATGTCTTGGTTTTGTGTGTGGCAATTGTTTGAGTTTTTTTTGCGGATGACTCAAGGTAGGTGATTGAAGTCTGAACTAATTGATGTAATTTGGCCTGTAAGAGAGGTCTGCCATATTCATGCCAGAGCATTGATAAGATATCGATGCTTACATCAAATACAAAGTCTTTTGTCTGTTCTTTGAGTCTGTCTTTTTGCGTATATGTTTTCTGTGGAACTGCTGGTGGTATCGTAGGCTCCACATATGGAACAGGATTCTTGTACTGAACGGACATCTTTCCGTTTTCTCTAATTCCTCCAGAACTGTCAGATTGACCTTCTTTTAATTCGGGTGCTTCAACAATAAGTTTTCTCATCTTGATTTCCTCCTGGTTTGTGGTTTTTCTACTGTTAGGCATAATTGTGGCTCCTTTTATAATAAGGTTTGTAATTTACGCGGTGATTAGCATGTGGGTTACACCTTGGTTATAGGGATCCAGGTGCTTTTCTGAAACGTGGGCATTACAGAAATTTTGAGAGAGCATATCTTTGATTGCTGTTCCGTGATTGTGACCATGAATGATAATTAGTCGAAAAACAATTCTGACTACATTAATAATGTTGTTAATAAATTTTTTAGCTTGGAGGCATTTCATACCATGGACATCGACGATTATACGCATTTCGTCTTTTGAAATTAGAGATATTCTGTCCATATCATTTTTACTAAGAATAAAGCTGAGTTTGGTTAGAATGTAATCGTAGTTATGTTCCATATTTTTCTCCTCCATAGTTGACTTTTCTTGTTGATATTATTATAATTCAATTAGATTGAAGTGTAAAGTAAATATAAAATAGTATAATTACTTTTTAGGTAATAAAAGGAGGGCGTATGAAATATTCAGCAGAAGTTACAGGTAAAATTATAAAGAAAGAGAGAGATAATAGATGTTGGTCGCAGAAAACGCTTGGAGATAAACTGGGAGTTTCAGGTAAACAAATATCTAATTATGAATCTGGAGTGCTAATGCCTCCTATGGACATACTTATAGAAATGTGCGAAGTATTTGATTGTGAATTGGGATATATTCTTAATGAAGAAAGCTATGCTAATGGTACAAAACTTATGACAGCTATAAGTGATAAACTTGGCCTTGATGCAGCCTCGGTTAGTTCAATAATCACTATTACAGGGAAAGAGAAATCTTGTGTTAATTTTGGATATGAATCTGAGAAAAATCGTAGAATACTAAATCAGTTCTTTTCTTCTCCTGCGTTTAGTTATTTTTATGAATGTCTATCCGATTTGGATCAAATGGTTGAACAAAGAAAAAAAGTGTGGGATGAGCTTGAAAAAACTTATTCTAAGGAATTAATAGAGCAGGCATTTTCCTATTACAATAGTACAACAGATTATTTTCATGATCCTAATGCCGAAAAGCTTGATGATGTTATGTATGAGATTATGAGTGCGATAGATAGTACAATTGACAAGGAAAATAATTTTATATATCCGATAAAAGTTGCTCGTTATGAATTGAACGAAGCGTTTGTAGAATTAATTAATTCGATTTATCCTAAGAAGGAATAATGTATATGTGGTAAGCGGCCTGTGGGTAGAAATACCTGCAGGTCTTATTTTTTTGCCTTTTTTCGTCATTCACCGGAATTATCTCGGCAAAAGGCGCTTAGGAAGATAGAAGGGAAGAACCTTACTATCTTATGGAGGTGTCGATATGACCGAGAAGAGAGAACTGCCTTGGTGGCAGAAATACACATTAACACTGAATGAAGCATCGGAGTACTTCGGTATCGGATACAAGAAATTGAAACTCTTTGTTCAGGAACATTCAGATGCTGACTTTGTTCTCTGGAACGGCAACAGAGCGCTGATTAAGCGTGAGCAGTTTGAGAAGTATATGGACAGTCAGATGAATGTGATTTAGTTCAAAAAAGTTTTTAAATTTCTTGTGGAAAAAGAGCTTTGTCTGTGGTACACTATCAATACATAGTCGGATACATACTATGTGCTATATGAATTAAGCAGCAAGGCTCTCCCGATTTTGAAAGGAGACGATGTTCAATGAGCGAAAAAAGACGCGATAGTAAAAATCGCATTCTTCGCACAGGAGAGAGCCAGGAAGCGGATGGACGATATAAATTCCGATACATAGATGGCAATGGAAAGCGTAAGACGGTTTACAGCTGGAGATTGGTAGCTACGGATAGTATCCCAGCCGGAAAAAGAGATAATGCACCTTTACGAGAACAGGAGAAAGCAATCAACAGAGACTTGAATGATATGATTACTCCTGATGGCGCAGGCTTGACAGTTCTTGACTTGGTGAAGAAATACATTGCAACCAAGACAGGCGTTAAGCATACAACCAGAGCTGGTTATGGTACCGTAATCAATTTGCTGGATAAAGATCCTTTTGGCGCAAGACGAATTGATAAAATCAGATTGTCGGATGCAAAGGAGTGGTTAATCAGATTGCAGCAGGTGGATAAGAAAAGCTATTCGGCAATTCATTCCATCAGAGGGGTAGTTAGACCGGCATTTCAGATGGCAGTGGATGATGATATATTAAGAAAGAATCCATTTGAATTTCAACTGGCAACTGTGGTGGTAAATGATGCGGTCACTCGTGAGGCCATTACAAGAAAACAGGAAAGAACTTTCCTTGATTTCATTAAAAATGATACGCACTATAGCAAGTATTATGACGGTATGTACATTCTGTTTAAGACAGGGATGCGTATTTCGGAATTTACAGGGTTGACGGTTAAGGATTTGGATATGGAGAACAGAACCATCAATATTGACCACCAGCTGCAGAAGACTGGAACGTTGGTCTATATTGATACGACAAAGACCTACGCCGGTACAAGAGTGATTCCGATGCAGGATGATGTATACGAATGCTTTCAGCGTATATTGAAAAATCGCAGACCACCGAAGGTAGAACCTATGATTGATGGCTATTCCGGTTTCCTTTGCTTTGATAAGGATGGTAAACCTATGGTGGCAATGCATTGGGAGAAATACTTCCAGCATGCGGTTGACAAGTACAACAGCATCTATCGTGTACAGCTTCCTAAAATTACACCTCATGTATGCAGACACACATACTGCTCTAATATGGCTAAGTCCGGAATGAATCCAAAGGTACTTCAGTATCTGATGGGGCATTCGGATATCAGTGTCACTCTCAATACCTATACACATCTTAAGTTGGATGATGCGAGAGAAGAAGTGGAGAAGCTTGCTAGGAAGCAGGCAGAAGCTGAAAATGAGTTTCGGCAGTTAGGTATGAAGGAAGACATGGTTAAATTCAAGAAGATGGGGTAAATGGTCTAATTTAGACCATTTCATAAAATGACTAGAAAGTCAGTAAATTCAAGGCTTTGAAGATGGTCGTGGTCTAAAACAGATTGAAAAAGGGTAAAATTTTTAGACCAAATTTTTTCGGAAAATCAAAGATTTCAGACATAGGAGAACGGCAAATGTCGGCTGGTCTAAATTTGAAATCTGAGGCCATTTTAGACCATATTTTAGACCATTTGGAGGAAGAAACATACCGAGATAAGCCAAAATAAGCCGAGAAATGGGAAAAATCTTGATAGACTGAAAAAGTGCGCAAATGCTTGAAAAATAAGGGAAAACCGAGATAATCCGAGATAAAAAAGGAGTTAAAAATAGATGATTAGAGTGTTATTTGTTTGCCACGGCACTACCTTAGCAAAATTCTGAAAAACCTTGATTTTACAGTATATTTTTGAACCAGTAGGGATGTTTTACTAAGTTTTTACTAAAGAGGAATCCCTAGCACGAATTGTGAAAAGTAACATATAGTATGACCTTATTAATTGGTAGAACAATTGGTAAGGTCCTTTTTTATTTCAAGGAGGTTCAAAATGAAAAGTACAGCGTTAGGAGCAGAAAACATTATTTTTATCAGTGATGCACATGAAAAATTCTACTATGAAAAATTACAAGAAGTACGGTATCAGGATGTGTACCATAAGGCATTGTGTTATTGTCTGGGTATTAATGGAGATACCAGAAAAAATGCTGACAGAATTTATAATTTTAAAACGGGGTCTGTTAAAACGAAATGTTTACATGAAGGATGGCAGACAAGCGGTAGCTTAAAAGTGGTAAGGATGGCATTTAATCTGTACTGTAACAGCACGCCAAGCGTTTGGGATTATGAAGATGCAGAGGAACAGGTAAACGAGTGCAGACAGTATACAGTAGAGGATATCTTCTGCTGTGCATATGCACCATATTTTTGGCAGGCAATACAGATCCGTTATCCGGAATATGTAGTGTACAATCAAAAGTTACATGCCATGCTTGGAGGAATAGATTAATGCTGAAAGTGAGACTGATGGGAACAAAAAATGATATTGCATGGTTTCAGAAAATCCTGCAGCGTCATCCTAAAATTGAAGTTATGGAATTATCGGAACTTTATTCCAATAAAGGGACGAGCAAATATTATAGAGCTTATGCTGAAATTGAAAAAAGTAATGTAAATAAAAAATAGTAGAAAAACAGGAGAATTATATCATGTGCAAAATAATCGCAATCGCAAATCAAAAAGGTGGAGTAGCAAAGACTACAACCACTATTAATCTTGGAGTAGGACTGTCTAAGGTTGGAAAACGTGTAATGCTGATAGATGCTGATCCACAGGGACATTT